ACGCGCGTATTTCCTGCTATATCTAACCGGTACGCCGGTGTCGATGTGTTGACGCCGACGTTGCCAATGAGGAACGTATTTCCAGAAACGACGGTGTCATTCGCCACATATACGTTTTTCCCGATAAATAAACTGTCATCGATATTTGTTTGACCTGCTATATGAACTCGGTTCGAAAAATCGGAACTTCCTATCACGGATAATTCTTCTTCGACAGTCAAACCGTTTTGTACTGTGGCATATCCATCAACCATCATATTTCCGACCAGGTTCATAACCATATTATTTGGATGGTCAAACAAATCAGGCAAATAGCAGTAATATACAACACTTTGGAGAGAGGACGCAATAATGTTTGTAATTATAAATGTCCGTATATCCGGCATAACCACCGAAACAAAATTATTTGTCGGGTCATGTAATATTGTATTCAATTCAGACGAATTTACGGCATTCGATAGAGGTGACCAGGATTGTCCGTTATTGACGGTATAATAAATTTTCGCATTCTTACCTACTACAATAGCTTGTTGATTGTCATAAACATGAACCGAGTTGAATGATTCATTCAAAAATATATCGTTTACATTTGGCTTATTGTCTATTAGTCCACCCGATATATAGCCGGCCCCTTTATTTCCCACTGCAATTGCAAAATTGCTAGATTGAATTGATTTAATGTCATTGTAACTGGTGACAACAGTACTTTGATAAAATGGCGTACGAACATTCGTCGCCGTTATTTGGTTTAGTAAAATTTGCATTATACATCCATGATTGTTGGAATTTCCACCAAAATATATATAATTACTTGTCCCAGTAATACATGAAATATAAAAAGGGGTTTGAAAACTGGTTAATAGTTTTGGTCTTGTCGTATTATTCAGAGTAACCAATACTTTCATATTTGTGTTTGGAACCAAATCCGCCACAGAATTGAGTTCAATCACACTGTAATAATTCCCGTTTCCATTGGAAAATGAAAAAACAATATTAAAAATACCAAGATTAAGATTTCGGATTGCAAAAACAGATGTTAGATTTTCTTCGAAATTGCCAGATATTCCATCGAACCCATTTCCTCCTCCAAATACAATAGAATACCAATTAAGTCCGGCATTATTAGTAAACATCAATAACCCGTTATTTCCACATGCGAAAGCATAGGTCAAATCATATACAAAAACACGATTGAATACAATATTGTTGATTTGGGTATTGGATATTGTCGTTTGTGTCCAATTCTTCCCACCGTCCGTCGACGTACTTAGAATGGAAGTATTATTTCCATTTGCATTTCCAGCCGTAACAATCAATTGTTTATTTGACGCGGGGTCTATATATTGTCCCATTGTATTAACCGAAAAGGTCAAATTCAATACGCTCTTTATTTGGCAGTTTTCTACATTGACCGGACCATTCACATCGAGAACATAGTTGTTCGTATCCGGGTGATATTTATTGATGCCAATTGTCGGTCTTAGTGTATCTGTATTTCCTGATACAATGGTTTGTATGGGGGCATACTTGCCGTTATTATCTGTGAATCCGATTGTACCCATCGATTTCGATGTATCACCAACATAAGACCCGCCGCCAATCAACATACCCCGATTATCGGGTGTTACTATACCCAAAAAAGTATTCGACGTTGAATCGGATGATACTAATGTGAGCGCATTACCGGTATTATAATTATTTTGCGCAATTGTTTGATAATAATCGGCGGCATATTTACCGGCTGCAATATCATATATTACAACTGTTTCATCCTTTATATGTGGAGGGTTCGCACTATTTTTTGATACGGCTAAGGTGGATTGTATTATTGTATTGCCGCTTTGTAATGCGAATGTTCCATCATTTTTATATCTAATACTTGCATCGGGTGTATTGGCGTTTAAATTTGTATCGGTATACCATTGAATAGCGGTTTGATTTGGTTGAGTCAAAATGGATACACCCTGATTATTTGCGTTGCTGCTTAGAATACTGGTGCTATTCGGTGTATTTGAATATACATTAAGTGCAAGAGGGTTTGAACCATGTATGTCTAAGGTTGCAAGAGGATTGGTGGTATTTATACCAACGCCCAATGTATTTCCAAATAAAAAAGTATTATCGGTTTGACCAAAGTATAGTTTATCCGTTATATGTGCATTTGTATTGGTAAAAATATCGGATGAGATAGTTAATCTACCACCAATTGTAGTGTTTCCCGTTGTCAAATTTCCTATTAAATTAGTATCATTCGAGACATGGAGGGCTCCAGTTATGCTCGCATCTTGCGATACATTGAGGGCACCATTTACATTGAACGTTCCCTGATAATTCGACCGAAGTGTTAGATTATTCGTCACTAATGAATTGGTATTTATACTATTCAATGTTTCGAGGGAATTCGTTCCTCCATATTTTCGAAATTTATTTGATTGCGGGTTTGACATAACTATATACAAATAGAGTCCATTTTATTTTGTCATATAATACTATTCTTATGTGGTCGTGTCCCTAAAGGCCCACGGTTGCTGTCGTCGTTTCACCTGTTATAGGTGAATACGCTTTATATCGGGATTTGCCGGCTCTACCACCGCGAAATTGATTGGTGGTATGCTACTATAGAATGCATTCACCTTAGGAAATGTCTTTATCTTATTGGGGTCGAAATTTGACAGATAGAGACCATCTAAACTCTGGATTCTGGAAAGTGCCACATATGTCTGTCCATATTCGAATATACTCCCCCCTATGTCCAGCTCCGCCATTTTGAGTGTGGCGCCCTGGATTTTGTGTATCGTGATTGCCCACGCTAAATAGAGGGGGATGTATCCAAGACTGATTGTCGGATAATCTTCCGATTGTCGATAATGCATAGAAATGCGTCGGACAATACCATTCGAAAATCGGACGACGGGAACATGGGTAGTGTCGGTGCATTCCGGCGTTTCCACAATGTCGATGACGACGCCCTGTGAGCCATTACATATACCATTATCCATATCGAGGTTAATGGTGCACATGACGGCCGCCCCCACTTTCAATCTTAGTACTTGGAGACATTGGGTATTGTTGAGAAGCTGTTGAATCTCGCTCTCCTTTTCCTCTTGAGAAAGTTCGCCGCATTTCGCCAAGACGGCGGAAGGAATGGGGGTATTCTTTTCGATGTTTTTCGTGCCATCGATTATCTTTGCACACCGAAATACATATTCGTCTTGTGCGATTTTTGAAAACATTTGGGTATTGACGAGGTCGACCTTTGACCGTATAGGGTAAATCTTGGTGGGGATGCATCCCCCCATTTCCGCGGGGTCGTATTTCCGGCTCACGTATTTTCTTAGAATTTCCGCGTTTTTGTCAGTGAGTTTTCCCTCGCGTACTTGCGATAGTATTTCGCGGTATAGGGGGTCGACCTGTCGGAATACGGTTTGCAATATAATATGGTTTTCGGGTTTGAAGACACGTGCCCATACATCTGATTCGAAACAGAAGGCGGCGGTGTCGGGCTCTCCATAGGATTCTACGGGTGGAAGCTGATAGAAATCGCCTGTAAATACGATTTGAATACCGCCAAATGGTTGACCATTGCCTCTTGTGATACGGGCAACGCGCTCCAATATTTCGAATATTTTCTTTGACATCATACTTACCTCGTCCACGATGAGAATGCTGGTATTGCGCCAGGATTTCATCGCATATTTGTTGTTTACGGTAGAGGCGACGACTTGGTCGACCGGGCCCTTGGCCAATCGTATTCCCGACCACGAGTGGATTGTTCTCGCACCGCAATCGAGTAATAATGCCGCGCAGCCCGTCAGTGCACATACTTGGTATTTTCGTCCATTTGTGTCAAGATAATCGACTAAATGTTTTATGAGCCGGGTTTTGCCCGTCCCACCTTGACCACTGATAAATAGATTATGACCGCGTTTAAACTGTTCGAATGCGTATTCTTGCTCAGGTGACAACATATTTGGATGGCTTTTTATATTAAAGAGTAGTTTAATATAGAATCAATTTTGTATCTTGGTCTTTTTGGTATTTTGATGTACCTTGTTTTCCGATATTGCGGAGACAACGAAAAAAGATATTTTCAAAATTGGCTATAGGATATTGATAGTAGTAACCTAAACAAATTCATATTCTATCATTGTCTGTATATTCGTCTCAATCTTAGGAATAAGCCATTTTTTCAGCTCATTAGATGGTATGAGTTTACCATTCAATTTGAGCATCATGATATTGTGCCGCTCTTCTTCTTTGCGATTGTTATAAATTTCGTCGATTTTCTCGCCCTGTTTCTTAGTGAATTCGACCAAGAAACGCTGTGTAATATGGGCAATCCACCGCTCCAGTTCATTGGTGCCCAATATTTTCCAGACACGGGATTCGGGATTTTTGTCGTCGGTAATATACACATATATGGTATTGGGTTTTTGCGAGAATGCGCGGATGGGTGCATTGTCCTCTTTGAAACGCGTGAATTCCCGCTTGATACAATATTGGACGGCATCGAAGATGTTTTCGCGATACACCATATCAAGACATGTGTCGTCGACGTCGAATTGCGCCGTCCATTCGAGTAATGTCCGCTCGGGTCTAGTTTTCGGATTCGCCGCCAGCCATTGCGTAATCACCTTGGTTTTTTTCGTCCTTTCAGACGACTCCAGTTTGGTGACCTTGGTTTCCAGGCTTTTAATTTTCAACGCCATTTCGCGCAATAGACAATAAGTATCTTTAGGCGATAATGGCGGTTCGTTGTTTTCGTAATCTCGGTCGCGCTGATATTTCGGTCGATTTATAAATTCGCACATCAAAACGTGTTGTTCGAATAGGTCTCTCCATTTGAAATACTTATTACAATAAGTACAATGATTTTGGGTACTCATGTCGGGGGGTTACAATATATAATATATATTATAACTAATCAATTTTTTATGACGCTCCATTTCACAATTGTTGGGAAAAACATGGGCTCGGGGTCTAGTCAAGCCACTAAGAATTCGGTTCCCGTTTATATTCCGCGCCAAACTGAACCCACGGTGTCTCACACCCCTTTTTTGAAGACTGGTATGTTGCAAAACGTTTATCCGGTCGTTCATTGTGCTTCATGTGGCAAATAATCTTAGAAAGGGTGTGGGTTTGGTCGCGAATGCGCTTCGGAATATATAATAATATATCGATTATTATATAATGAATCCGTCTCTATTTATGGACCCTCAAGTGAATCAATATGGTCGCAATATGGTGATGACGAATGTGAATCGTCCGTCAAAACGCAAATACATCAATATAGATACACAATACAAAGATTCTTTCGGTCCGTCATTGGCGAATTCCAACATCAGTATCCCCGAACGCCTTACGAATGTTCGAAGTATTATAGTATGTAATGCGGAAATACCCAATACATTTTACAACATTTCGGCTAATCTTGGTAATAACTACTTTGCACGTGTTCATTCGAGTAATACAACAGTTTATACTGTAGCAGATGGATATTATACTATATCCAGTCTAATTACAGCATTAAATAATAGCGCTGGTGGTTCTGGTCTCACATTTGCGCATAATACATTAACTAATAAAACATCTATATCAACCATTATTTCAAATGTTAAAGTATTATTCAATATTGATGCTTCTGGAAAAACGGATACTAATAATTATAGGGGCAAACTGGGATGGGCATTGGGATTCCGTAGTACTGAGTATTACAGTCCTACTGTATTGAATAGCGTCATATCTGAAAAGGCTGCTATATTGGATTCGCGATACTTGTATTTAGTCGTCGATGAATTCAGTTCGGCTTATCCGAATTCCTTTATTTCGCCGATTGTCGACGGGTTTCTTAGTAAAAACATATTGGCGCGTATTTCACTCGACTATATACATTATCCTTTTGGTAGTACAATTGTGGCAAATAATTTCAATGGATTGTTGCTTTCCGATGTGCGGTCATATAATGGTACGATTGATATACAGCGATTGAATGTGCGTTTGGTGAACGATAAAGGCACCGACATCGATTTGAATGGGGGCGATTTTTCCTTCTGTATCCAGGTAGACCACGAATAGTGTAAAATTGAATCTATTTTTGGATGTATATTCTGAATATAATATACATACAATGTCCGAACGCGGATTTCATCATGAAGTGTATAGAGGAATGATTAATACGGCGGATTTATTCTGCCGACATGTGAATCGATTCATATCGAGTGCGGTGTTAGGTTCCGCAAATCCACCGGGTATTTCCGGTGAAATCATTATACAAGATTCCGACTCCGACACCGGAGATGGGCGTTTGATAATTCCACTGCACGAGTGTACCGAATCAGAAGAAGAAGACTTTTGGCGGGATATTGAGGAAAAGGACGCAATGGAGCGGAAATCCCATGCCTATATAGAGACGGTTACGTTTACCGAATTTCAACGTCTTTGGTTGTACGACGAATTGCCCCTTCCCCTTTATTCGCGGGAGGTCGGCGATAGTATATTACGGGAGATGGCCGACTGTGAAGTGAATGGTTATAATTCATTCGACGAATTCCTCTATGAAAAACGCCGGCTATTGACCTATTGTCTGCCTCATGTCATAGAGCAAAAATACTACGAAATGCCGCGATGGAGTCCGGTTGAGGACACGGGGTACGACGATTATCCCTCCCCCTATTCATACAATAATCCGAATCGGCCCAATTTGTCGCTCATATTGCCGTCGCTTCTACCGGGGTACGTCGCGGAGAATTATACGGGTACAATTCGTCGGCCACTTGATAAGTCGTCCCCTAATGACATGTATGTGTCACCTCCGTCGACACCCCCATCTTCTCCATATGATACGCAGATACTAATGAAGCGTTCATTGTTTCGTGACAAGACGTCGATTAAAAACAAATAGGTTTATATTATACATCGATTCTAGTCCAATCTACCGCTATTACACCACTTATACCCAGTACATCCAGATTTTTTCTTTTAAAATCACAGCGTTCGACAAAGTATGCAAAAATGACTTCGGCGCTTTCACAAAGTTGCATATCGTTCATTGAATCATATAGGAATTGCATCCATGCAGGAATCATGTCCCGGTGTAATTTATAAAGACACGTATATATGTATTTCAAATTGTCGTCTGTCTCAATTTCACGCGATACAATACAATCATTGTTATAGTTGTCATAATTGAAATTGTCGTTTAGCCAATAACGCCCACTTATTTTATAGAATGAATCATATTCGACCTTGTTTTCTATTATGTATTTTAATGCATTTATTGTTATTATACCTTCTCCTAATGATTTTGAAATGGATGACACCTGATTTTTAATATTTTCGTCATTTAAATCGAATAAATTCACAAATATATCGGAATGTTCGACTAAATATTCCCGCTCTTCTTGACTTATCGGTGAGCATTCTATGATGAAAATAGTCGAATTCGGAATCTTTTCTTTTACAGACTCGATTGTTCGTTTTGTCTGCTCGTATCTTTCCGAATGGGAAAATACGCTTCGCGTATTTGTATAATTATATGGGGCATCGGTTATACGTATTACTGATGTAATTAATACTAAATTACGTGTTGCCATTTAATTATATTGGTTTTAGTTAATATTTTTATCTAGTAAACGCGGGGTTACTCTTATAAAATTGATAGGTAATAATGGGTCTATATACTATATAAACACAGCGCACTTTATTCATATCATGTCGAACACGAATACTCAGACCACCCGTCCCGTACCCACTTATTTGGCCGAGAAGAATCGTCATCCTAGGGACGAGCATATTACCTTTGACGAGGGACCTCATATATATCATGTTCACGGCGAGGGTGGATATACGTCGGTCACGACGTGGAATCACCATCATTTCGCCGAATTCGACGCGGATGTGATTATTGACACCATGATGCGTGGACGGCGGATGCAGGACCCCACATACAAATATTACGGTATGACGCGGCAGCAAATATTAGCGGATTGGGATAAGAATCGCGATGCCGCATCTTCCGCGGGTACGGCGATGCATTATGACATCGAATGTTATTATAATGGTTGTGTGGTGAATAATCCGAGTGTGGAATACCGATATTTCCAAGAATTCTTGCGCGATTTCCCCGAATTGAAGCCGTATCGTACGGAATGGATGGTCTATTACGAGGAGCTGAAGATTTCGGGGTCGATTGACATGCTTTTCGAGAATCCCGATGGGACGCTGCTAATA